CACCGATATCCATTGATGGAACCGTTATTTGCGGAACTGCTGTTGGCGTAGTGTAATAGCTTGATGCGCTTCTTCCTAAACTGACAGAGCTAGTACTTGTTGACGTAGATGAACCGCCACCGCCAAACAATGCGCTTAGTGCGTACATAATAGCCATTTCAGCCAACATTGACGTTAGCATACTTCCAATATCTCCAAGAACATTAGTTTTTGTCTTGGATGAATCTTGCTGCTGTGCTGTCGCGGTTACTTTTGAAGATGCTTGTTTCTGCGTATCGGCTGATAATGTTGATGTTAATATTTGAGATACATCTTGTTTTAATTTAGTTGATGTACTTTGACTATCAGATTGTTTTTCTTGATTGGTTGATTTTGTTTTGTTTAATATATCTGATAAGCTTTGTGTCCATTTTTGAGTAAAATCAGTAGATAATTGCTTTGCAAGAGCACTATATAAGCTTTTAAAAATGTTCTTGGCGTTATCCGAAAACGACCGAGTTTTATTTAATGTCGCATCAAGAGCGTCACCCCATGCATTTTGATAAGCATTGATATAAGCTTCTTGATAGCGGTTTAAATAGTCGTATGTTTCTTGGCTGTATTGCCGCTTATTTTGCTCGTACTTATCCCACGATTCTTCCATCTTGGAAACAGCCTTTAGAGTTGCATCAGTGTCCTTGGAAAGGCTTAACATAGTTTCAATGTTTCCTTTTGATTCTTCGGCTGTTTTGGAATTTTGAAATTTGGTGTAAGCGTCAAGCATGGCTGATTCTGAACCGGTATTTGCTGTTTTAGTCAACCCTGACTGTAATTCAGGAAGTTTCTTTTGATAATCTGTTTCATTAACGATGTTTCTCGCACTAGATGCCTGTTGTGGTGAAATTAAATGTAACTTTTCCTGATATTCAATTTCCTTGTCAGCCATTGTTTTTAACGCGTTAATATGTTTTTGGATTATTTCTTGCTCATCTTTATAGGTAGCTTTGTCCCGAGCCGCTATTTCATTATATCTTTTTTTATCTTCTTCATCTTTTGCGGCTGAACCAGCTGGTAACGAAGCAGATTTTAGCATGCTTTCGTAAATACTTTCCTGGTATTTACCAATCGGTTGCTTGTTTGCTACCGATGCGGTTATACTTGCTTCTATTTTGTGAACGTTATCGATACCAGCTTCAGTAAGTGCTTCGGTTCTGGCATATGAAGCAGACTGCAGTTCTTGATCTTCTTTTTGCTTATCTTGTTGCAATTTAAATCGTTCAGATTCGTAAGCAGGAATATCTTTGCCAACTTGTCCGAGCATGGTTTGAAATAAATACAAGGTATCGTTTGACTTCCAAAAACGTCCTTGTTCAAGCGCAGCAGTTTTTTCAGCTTGCAATTCTTCTTCATATGATTTTTTCATATCAGCATAGAACTTTTCACGTTGTTTTGCAGGGTCTAGGGCTTCGTACTTGCCGCCGTTGCCGTTTGCATACTTATCATATACGGTGCGAGCATTTTCTTGCCTGTCGGGATTCTCAGCCCACTCAGGACGTTCGTAATTCTTGGATACTGAATAAGCCGCTGCTTCTGGTGTTGTTGGGTTTGATGCAAGTATACTGCCAAGAGCACCGGACTCGCTATGTTTTAATTCGTAATTTACAAATGCAAGCTGTGTGTCCATTGATGATGGATCTGAATAATTTGATGATGCAAAGTCTTGTAATCCTTGACGTCTTCCACCTAGCCATTGACCAATCCCATAAGAGCCGTCGTTTGATTCTGCTTTTGGGTTTAGCCCCGACTCAGTCATTAAATTTCCGACTATGCCAGCGGCTACCTCTTTAGAAAATCCTTGACTTATAAAGTAATCATAAGAAATTCGTTCTGGGGAGTTATCGACTTCTTTTTTACCTTTTTTCTTTTTACCACCGCTGGTATCAACTTCATCGCCGCCCGTGCTAGTCGTTTGTGGAACTACGTAACCAGCGGCTGCGGATATTTGTTGCTGTCCTAGTTTTATCTGTAGCTCATTTTGTTTTTGTTCGAGAGCTGATATTTCTTCGGTTACAGAAGATGGTTTGTAATTAGATGCATATTGTTTTTCATTCTGCCAATACGCTAAATCTTTTTGCGCGTTAGCTTGCCCAACTGAACCATTAGGCAACGTATTTGATAAAGCAGTATTCCACGCTATCTTAGCATCCGCAATACCAGCATACATGTTCATAGCCGCTTGTTGTGCTCTAGCTAATAATCCCCACGATTTTGTTTCTGATTTAAGAGCATCAATTCTATCAACTGTACTTTGCAATGCTTGCTGAGTATATTCTATTTGTTGCTTTTTAAGAGTAGCTAACTCATCCTTGATCGATGCCGTCATGTCGGTGTGAGACGCTTGTTCATCTTTAATAGCTTGTTTGACATCGCTTGATGACTTTATACGTTGTAAGCCATCTTCTCCAACAACTTTTGCAAGTTCATTTTCGGTAGCTTGTAGATCCTTTTTGGTTTTGTTTACCTTTTCTTCGTTTCCTTGAACATCTTTAAGTTGCTGAGTTAATTTGATATAAGCTTCACCAAGAGTGCCGATAAATTCAGTCTGTTTTTGAGACATTTCAACTTCTTGTTCTTTTATCGCAACCGCATCTTGGTTTTTTTGAGATAACTTATCTAAGGCATTGGCTTCTTCTCCAAGTGACGTTGTGTAATTTGCACTATATAAAGCTCCACCGATTAATCCAGCTATTAATAAATTAAGTCCACCAGTAGCGACCGTTGTTGCTGTAGCCCATGCTCCCGTCGCAACTGTTGCTTCGGCTGTTACAGCTGTGTCAACTTCTTTAGCCGCAACTTCCGTTCCAATAGCAACCGCATTAGCTCGTGAAGATGCCGCACTTGTTACTTTTGATGTTGAATTTGACCCGGTAGCCGCTGTGTTTATAAAAGTAGCTGCCGTGTCTTCTGCTTTAGCCGCTTGTATTGAAATAAAAGCATTTCGCATGCCTGTCATTCCTGCTGCTAAAAATGCAAGTGACTTATACCCAACGTAAGCTTCAGCACCAAGTTTTGTAAGTGAACCTACTGCCTGATACGTGCTTGCGGGTATTTGTTGCAATCCTTTGATAAAATCATTAACAGAATCCAACATGCTTTTTATTTGAGCTGATAACCCAGAGTTTCCCATGCCGTTTAAAACGCCTGTAAGCGATGCTTTTACTTGTTCAGCCTTGCGACTAATAGTATCCATTTGCGCGCCAACTTGACCCTCTGAAAATCCTGTTGACGATATAGAAAGGTTGTATGCCTTAATAAAATCGGCATAATCACCAAATAGCGCAGCGGCTTTTGACCATTGAAATTTACCACCCGAGATATCTTGTAAATCTTTTGCCATGTTGGTACTTGTTTCATGGGTTTTGAGCATCAAATCAGTAATAACGCTGCTTACATCACGAAAATGCTGTGTTCCATTTTTATCAAAACTAGAAACTTCAATTCCTAGATTTTTTAAATCAGCAACAGCTTTATCAGAATGTATACTTGAAAAGATTGACTTTAAGGCATTACCAACGTTTGCACCTTCAAGACCGGTTGTTTTGATCATTGTCGAAGCTAATGCGTTTGTAGTATCAAGAGAAACGCCAACTGCATGAGCTGCTGCGCCCGACCGCATTAATGCTTCCGCTAAGTCCGTGGCACTTGATTGAGCATTATGCGCAATGTTAGTCCATGAATCTACGACATGGCTTGCATAGCTAACAGCATCGGCTTGTCTGCCAAATGAATTTATTGTTGATTCAACTGCTCTATTGGCAAGTGTAACATCCATCATATCTGCCGTTGCTAATTTAGCGGATAGTCCAGTAAGCTGCATTATTTCGCCAACGTCTTTATATCCTCTGCCCCATAACTTGCCTGCTTCAATAATTTTATCAACTTGCATTCCATATTGTTCAGCAATAGTAATAAATTGCTGTGAAACCGTGTTGAGGGCTTGCTGGTTGCCATGAAGTTGAGGCAATACCTGTATCATTCCAGCCATTTGTTTTTCGACGTCAGCGATTGTGTGGATTGCTTCAAATGGTGCCGCAAATACCGCGCCTGTAATTCCTGCCGATGCCATCCATAACATATGGCTACGAACTTTTGAAAGTACTGATTCGTAGGTTGATGCTGATCTTGCCGCATCCTTTAATGAATTGTCAACGGCTTTTATCCCATTTGAATTCATGCCGTTTGTTTCTTGTGTTAATTTCTGTAATGATTGATGAGCACTGTCTGATGATTGTTTAAATGAGTCCATCGCTGAAGCAGTATCGTTTATTTTATTGCCACTGATACTAGCTTTTTCGATGTTATCCGTCATTTTAGCAAAGATAGAAGAAACACCATCGGCTGAACTCTGTATACTCTTTAATACATCGCTTATTCCTTTAGTTAAATTGCTATAATCCGCAGCAACAATAACTTTGTATTGTCCAAGATCACCGGTATCTGCCATAAAGTTATTCTCCTTTCTTTCTATCTCTAACAACGCCACCAGACATACCGAAAACAGCCATTAGATTCTTTAACTGAACTTCTTCCCATTTAAACTGTTCCTCTTTGGAAAGTTCATCCCAGTCGTCAGGTTTAGCTTGCCCACCGTCATCATTTGATTCGTAACTACTATTATTAGAACTGTTACTACCACCTTTTTTACCTTTTGAAGCACCTTTGCAGTAAGCTTCTACTACTGCTTGAATAACGGCTCCAGCTGGTGGATTGTCAATAACGTATTTAGTAGCACAGTAAACGTCCATAAATGACATTTTCCATTTAATATATTGATTCGTATATCCAAAAACCGCAGATATCGAAGCATAAAGTTTTGCAGCTTTTAATTGTCTTGGTTCTTCGTATCCTTTTGAGCTGTTACTTTTGCCTTTACCTGCGGTTCTACGTTTTTTTCTTTATCAACCTTTACCATTTCTTGAACGGCTACTTCTCTATTTGCTAAAACTCCGACTGCTAAAAAAAGATCAACAACGCGTAAATCCTTGATAAAGTCTTCATCTTTTAAATCAGGATAATTTCTTTTAATTGCAAGCATTACCAGGATTCTTGCATCTTTCAACGTTTTGCCTGAGAATGGATGCAATATAGGGTTTCCTTGCATTGCATCTAATGACCGTAAAATATCAACAAGTTTAATCATTGCTTCATGGTCTTCATATGCGGTATATGGTAAATCGGGCATGATATAGGTTTTTTCGCGGAACTTTACTTCTGTTCCTTCAAATTCTACTGGCATATATAATCAACCCTTCTTATTTTCAAAGTTAAAGCCCACCACAATGGATGGGCTAGTTTTATTATTGTGCAACGTTATCATCAAGATATAAATACCCTGTGATATCCGCAACCGTTGCCATTGCTTTTGCTTCGATAGATGGAATTGTGAAATCTTCCATTTTTGCTCCAAAGCTTGTGCCTGCTGACATTACGCGTGGGAATACAATATGAATCTGTGCTCCTGCTAATTGTGTAAACATTTCAAGCTGGTAAGGTTTCTGAGAACCCATCAAGTTGTTAGCTAATGTGATCGTCGTTCCTGTTGCAATATTGTATTTGTAGAGAACCTGAACATTGTGTCCTGTGTCTGCCGCTGCAAACGTAAATGTATTTGTTGCCAATGAAGTTGTTGGGGCTGCGCTTGTAATAACGCCTGTTCCGACGACTGTTGCCGCAGTAGGTGTATTTCCACCGCCAGCCAATGTTTCAGCTAATGTAAAGGTTGTTGCGTTTGACGTAATAGTGTACAATGCCGCAATCGTAGAATTAACAGCCATGACAGCCGCTAAGTTTGTAATGCTGATTGCTACCGTAGAACCAACAAGGAATTCATTCCCAGTCGCACTAGAAGCAACCGCGGTAAAAGTAACTCCATTAATCGTAACTGTGTCATTCGCTACGAAATTAGTACCTACTGTATAAACTCTAGCACCAGCAACCGCAGTCGAAGCGAATGTAAACTGTCCAGACGTTGGTGTTCCGCTCATAATTAAAGTCATCGGGATGGCTAGGGCTGCGTTTGTAACGTCATAAACTACCATTAGGTTACTTAGTACGCCGCCGTTTGGAATAGTCCCTAGTGATGCCGTGTATGGGCTTGTAACTGGCACTTGTAAAACTGGTGCCGGATCGATTACCTTGTTAATACCAGTTGTTTCGGTACCGCCAAGCAAAAGATTCATTGAACTAGATGTAATATCGGCAAATTCGCCCTTAATATCAATGGACCGTTTTCCTGATGCGATATAAATAGCATCTTGCCCACGACCGTATAAATCTTTAAGATTTACCTTGAAATCAGCGGAGAAACTTTGTGGCTGTCTAAACTCTGTGACTAAACCATCTTGAGTTGTAGCAACAATTCTCCCTTTATCAAAACTATACATATATTATTTTCCTCCTTCTTGTGTTAGCTATATATTAAGTTTTTGTTTGCTTTAATGAGCCATTCTGTCATAAAAAACGTGGTTCGCGTAACATCATCATAAACCGGACATTTTGAATTAACCAGCCGGCACATTGCAAATTGTGGTACCTGCTGCCCTAAAATAGGATGAACGTCAAGAATATCCACTACTGTGTTAAGCATAAAAGCGGCATCATCAACAGCACTATCAGCAGTTGTTGAATCCTCTGACTGTTTAAACCAGCCGTGAATGTAATACCGTAGTCCTTGATAACCAGTACGATTTTTGAACGTTTCCCCTTCTTCTCTGCAAACTGTCAATGCTGGATAATTTCCGTTTGAGATAAAAGAAATATAAGCAGGGTAGATGTCAGGACTACCAGTATTTGTCCAACCACTCCACGAGGTCAAGCCACTATTTGCAAGTAACTTACTTCTAATTATTGCTATGACCGGATCATAATTTTTAATAGTCACTGAATCACTTCCCTACTAATGATGCTTGCACATTTTCTTTTACTTTTCGAAATCCTTCGCCTATGAAGTTACGAGGGCGCATTCTTGACGTACCAGTAATTAGATCACCGATATATGGTACTGCGTCCTCACTAACTCCAACCTCAACTGTTGATAATGCGGTATTTAGGTTTTCATTTTTAACAATATTTGTTTTGAGCAGTCCGGACTGAACGTGGACTTGGCTGTCATCGCCATGCGGACCGTAATTAGCTGTATACCTTGTACTGTATGGATGACCTAAATCAGCTAATTGTTTGAGTGTATGGTCAGTTAATCCAGCCTGTTCAGTTATTGCGTTTTGTGCAACAACTCCGGCAACTGAAAGCCTTGCATTCATCTTGGCGGTTTCAATCGGTAAAATGTTATTGATGTTGGTGATAACATTGTCTAAACCTTCAATTTTTACACTCATTTTACCGTACCGCCTTGAAGAAATACTTCTAAATGTTTTAAGATGTTCCACGGATTCGTATTGACAACTTTGAATTTTTCACCAGTTGCCAAGTCCGTGATGATATCATTTGCTTGTATATCAACAATATTGCAAAACATATTTTTGTAATAAATAGTGGTTTGCCCTTGAACCGGTACAACTACAACACCTTGATGCGGCTGTAAATCGCATTTTAGTGATGCAACTAGAGTTGAAAGAATTGTTGTCGGTGATCCGCTAGGGCTTGGAGTTCCGGTAACATATCTTTGGACACTTACCTTATGTTTTAAAATCATGATGTAGCCCTAACTCTCACATATCCAAGACCATCATTACCGCCATTAAGAATATTTAGAGCGTTTTGTGGCATCGAGTGAGTATCTTCTCTAACAATCGTAAGTTCGCCTTGCTTGATTGATTTAACCATAGATACATTACTATCCTGTGAAAGGAAGTAATCATCAAGCAAAGGCGCACATGCAAGCATGGTGGCTTTTACTAAGTCAGTAGGAAAACTGCCAACTGCGAAGCCAAAATCGTATGTTGCCTTAACGTAATACTGCCCGTCTGGTGCCAATGTAAAAGCCATGATATAGCCTTTGTCATTCATGAAAGACGGGTATGTTATTTCAAATGGTACTTGATAACCCGCAATTGGCAAGAATGAAACCGATTCAATGTTTGTGATTGTCAACTTTTTAGGGAAATATTTAAACATTCCGCATTTTACACGAACTAAACCAGTATCGTTATAACTTGTTTTAGCTGTAAATGACTGTTTACAATAAGTGTCAACCGTCTGACTAGCCGTTTCACATATTGCAGTGATATAAGCTAAGTCAGCGGTATCATCCCAAGTATAGCCAAGTTCTTTTAAATCATCTGGTGTGCAATAAGCCATACGTTACACCACCATTTTGATATGAAGTCTAGCTTCTTGCAAGTGTTCTGGCTTTACCGAAACTTTACCGTTTTTAATCTGGTAAGTTTCTTCGCCGATTACCATTGAACCGTTTTGAATGGAATGGTCTAGTTCAATTAGTTCGATTGTTTCGGGTTCAGTCATTTCAGTTGTTTCAGGTTCTTTATCTTTTGCCATTTTTATTACCTCCTTTGCCACGGAATAAAGTGTTTATTATCCCTGCAATCCTGGAAGGAAACCAGTAAGAACACCGCAGAATCTAGGTGCATACATTTTTAACGCGCCAAATGCGGAAATACCAAATTCCCAAGTCGGGGACTGTGGCATGTAATCTTGTGCCCAATAATCCATCGCAAGTTCCATTTCCATTGCACGAGGAATATCGGCAGAAGGATAAGGAATTGTATCAACGATAGCAATACAAGTCGAAGGCGGTAACCAAGGATGAACTTCAATTGTAATTTCTTTGGAAGGGTAAGATTTATTGATGTACGAAGCAACACGACCACTCATGATCAAGTTGGATTTAGTACCAGCATCATTGTTAACGACCATGACGGTTTGAGCCGCTACAGCACCACTTGCAGTTGACAGGATTGCATTTGACAAATCGCGGTAGAACTGTTCACCGCATAAATAACGGCTAGGACCTAATTTAAAGTTTCTGTAAACGTAAGAATTGTAATCATCCAATTCTTTTACGCCACCAGCAGATTTTGTAAGAGCTGCAGCGTATCCATTTTTGTAATAGCCACTTGCGTTTAAAATTTGTGGAATATAACCATCAAATACCAACGGGTCAAGAGTACCATCATTTGTAACTGTAGAAACAGCATCGCCACCAGTAACTAACTGTGTGATTGTCATGCTAGGGAAAGCTGTAACAATCTGTAATGTTTCACTACCAGCAACGCCAACGTACCATGCATAAGCTAAAGCACCGCTTACAGGTGTAACAGTTGCACTAATTGCATTAGTAGAACCGCTAAGAGCACCAGTACTAAAGGAAGCCGAAGCCGCACCAACACCGTTTAAAGCATTTGCAACGTAATTAATAGCTCCACCAATTGATGGAGTGGTAGCATTAGCTACACCAGTACCATACAATGAAATATTTGTTGACTGTGTGCCAAAATTAAGAGCTGGCATTGGGTTAGATGCGTTCATGTTAAGAGCTGCTACTTTGATTGAGTATGTTCCAGCGGCAATTGTACCACCAGTTGGATTGGCCGTAAGCCCTGTAGGTGTCCCGATTGCAGGTAAAGCAGTAGTGCCTTGACCGCCAACAATAAGCAATTCTTCCTGAGTCATCATACGAAGTAACGCAAACGTATGCTGTTTAGCGAATAAGTCTCCTTCTGTACCTACAGCAGTTCTGCGAAGTTCTTCCGTAATAGAGTCTTGTACGCCGTAACTTTTGTAAGGGAAAGTACTCGTCGAAAGATTGTATGTGATTGAGCTGCCGCGTTTACCTTCAAGACGACCTAAACCACCGGATAATCCGATAGAATTAATCGTACGAAAATGAGCAACACTACCGTTAGATTTAATAACACGAGGGATTCTGTTTCTTTCTGGACTTTCGAAAGGTACTAACGATTTAGCAGGTGCTTCGAGACTGTACCCACCCCAACTATCAGATACCCCTGGTAATGCTCCACCAGCACCAGTTATAGTCTGCCCTTTCATCATCGCCAACATGGACGATTTTTCACATGCGCCTTCCATTTTTTTAATAGCATCAGCGTCAATTTGATTTAAAGTGTCGCTTGTAATTTCTGTCATTCCCATTTGCTTTTCTCCTTTTTTAAATGCTTATTTTTGCATCGCTTTTTTCATTAAGATATTAGACTTTTGCAGTCTTGCGTCTTGAACCATGCCCGGATCTTTACTGTTTGCAATAATAAAGTCATAAGCAGATTCTTCGCTGTCTATTGATGCGGTTTTCTTTAAAGATTCACCAGCAATGCTTTTTTCCATTGATAATGAACCCGATTGAAATAGTGCGCCACCTGGCATTGGTTGGTTTTCTAAATCAGTAAACTTTTTCTGTAATACTTTGTACTCACTATTAAGACCATCAAAGGACTTCTGCAATGTTGAGATACCTTCCATTAGTTTAGAAAGTTGCTGATCGTTACCAATTGATTTATGCAAATCGGTATCTTGTACCGTTTTAGCCGCTTCTGTCATTGTTTCACTGTCATCTTTACCCATCATTTTTTGGCATTTATCGCATTTACATGCAGCACCAGCTTGAGTTAATTCATGATGTGCTTTTTGAAGATGGTCCATTGTTGCCTTTGAATGAACTGCGCCAACTTTTTCAAGTTCTTGCGGTTCGATTGCTTTTTCTACTGGTTTTTCTGGATCTTTTTCCACTTTTTTGTCCTCCACTGCCTTTTCAGCCTTTTTGCCATCCCATCCATCAGGCAATGAACTTTCTGCCCCAATTGCTTTGGCACGAGAAATGATATGTTCTTTGTCCGATGCCTTTGAACCAGCTCTGCCCCAATCTTTAACAGCGTTTTTTACATCTTGAGCTGTTTTAATCGGGAATGAACCGTCTGACTCAGCTTCACCTTTACCAGACATTTTTTTACGATCTTCAGTAGAATAATCTTTCTTTTCTAAATCAGTTGGTTCATCGGCTTTTGTTGTAGGAAGCCCAGCCATTGTGCTAGGATCGTCTTCATCAATTGCTGGAACAAATTCCATTTTTACTTCTTGAATAGCCCCAAGAGTTACAATGCCATCATCTGTCATTGTATAAGCAACCCTATACAGATCCTTGTCACCATCACCGTCAATATCTCCGGCAATGATCACTGAATCTGGATACGTTGCTTTAACCCAAAAGTAACCGCAATTAAAAGGTGTTTTAATCTGACCATTCAACGCGCCTTGTAATCTATTCGTAATTTCTTCAAAAGAAAAAGCCTTAGCAAGATCTTTATCTGCTAAAGCTTTTGTAAAATCATCAAGAATTGTTTTATTTATTTCTTGTTCCAAACTATTGTCCTCCTTAATTTTAAATTCTCGTTGTTCAACCATACCGCTTGCTTTAATTACATCAAATGTTGCTGTTGGGCAGCAAGGCAAGTCAACCAGTGAAAGTTCTGCCGGTCCAGCAGTAAATCTTGTACCACCCGTAGCATCACGCCAGCGTTTAGCATAACTACCGCCAATTGAAAATCCAGTAAGAACACCTTCCTTGACTTTGTTCCAGCTATCGTCATCAACAACTTTAGCACAAACTTCAATAGCTTTTGCCGCGTCATTAAACGTTAATTGGGTTAACTTACCGGCAGCCTTGTTCGAATGCATTTCTCGCACATTTCCTAATGATTTACCACCACTGGCTTTTTCTATATCTTGCGACCATTTTTCAAATAATGGTTTGCTTGAATCATAGTCCATCGTTTCGTCTGAACGGTCTTTTACTTCCTGCGTTGCCGTTCCGTAAACAAGTCGCTTTTCTTCATCAATCTTTGTCATAGGAATAAACATTTTTAAATCAGACACTTAATCACTTCCCTTATCCCATCACGCTTCGTGTGGTTCCTATTGTTTTGTAAAAGTTTGTTCCATCAAATTCTATAGCACCAGTCAAAGCCCCACTAGCGACTGCTGCCGCTGGCAATAATGTAGCTGCGCGAATACGTAACGGACCCATTGTTAAAGGTGAAGCACCAATCCCACTGTTTAGTGTTGCCGCACCACCAACTCCAGTAGACAGGTACATAATATTAGTAAATGTAATTCCACCAGTACCGGCAATTGCAGGTGAAGTATTTGTATTAATAGAAACCGCAGAAAGTACTGATATTCCGCTAGACGTAGTTGTAAACGTCGCAACGCCTGTTGCTGTCTGCAAAACAAGTGTTCCAATGTATGATGCTGTATTTGCCACTACCGTTTGCCCTGTAACAGAATCTTGAGTATGTGTGAATGCAATAGCCCCACCAATTGACAATGCTATATTAGCCGCATTGTCCAACTTAAGAGTAACACGATTAGCAATCACACTACCAGCCGCGCCAGTTGTTGAATAAAAGCATCTTGCCGTTGCTCCTGACGTTGTTACACTTACATTTCCATCAACAAGTTGTAGCTTACTTGATGCATTTGTATTTGTCCATTGAATCGAATCACCTGCGCCTGAGGTAGAAAATGAATTAATATAGCTGTTTAAAAATTGAAGGTTAATAACAGAAGATCCACTAACCGTCAATACTGTTCCTGAAGCCGCAGAGTTTGCATTTTGAAGAACAATGTTTTCGCAAATAACGGTTCCACTAAAATTTGCCGTATGATTACCAACGATATAAACCCCATATTCAACAGGACATGTAAGATTTACGCCAGCCTTGAAAGTTAAGTTTTCCGTATAAGTACCGGGGAATGTATTTACCGTTGTTCCTGCCGTTGCTATTGACATTGCTGCACCAACTGTTAAGAATGGATTACCCGCACTGCCGTCACCACTTGCATCATTACCATTTTTGCCAACATACAAATAATTTAATGGTTTGATCGATCCGAAAACCGTTGATCCACCGATCATTTTTACAGGAAAAGGATTTGTTGAGCTAACAGCTTCGTTTTTACCATTATTTAATATTTCATACAAATTTATCACCTCGCACTTTATTTTATAGTAGGGGGGATAGCCTACCGTAGATATTGGATCACACTCCTTTCAACGTTTTGTAATTTTGATAATCGATTCAAGAAACTTACTCAACGTCAATCCCTCCCAACTCTTCAACTTGATCTTTGGTTAGAAATGTGAATTCTCTATGGCATTTTGGATGTTGAAGAATATTTCCTTCGGCTTGAGATAAACTCCATACCTGACCGTCTGCATCGATGCATGGTCCATCAAATTCTTGACCATCGCTAACCAATACAGCCGCGACAACATCGCTTTCTTTAGCCGTTGCGATCCGAACAGTGTTTTCTATAGTCCGCTGTTCAACGTCAGCTATAAAATCAGACCTGTCATTGCTTATTGCGTACGAATCCGTAACAGCTTGTTTAAGCGTATTTATGTCGGTAGTCTTATAAGTATCGGCAGATATCTTTTCTTGTGTCACACGGTCAATCTCTGGCAGTATAAAATCAATCCGCTTGTTAACCACATCAGCTATAATTTCTTTTTGTTTTGCTGATGACAATTTAGAACCGCCAAGATCCTTTATTTCTTTTTCGGCTTGATTAATTGATTGAGTTGAAAAAGATTCAAGCATGTTTGTCAATGCTGGTTTCAGTTTTTCACTAAGATCAAAGTTTCCTAAAAGAAGTAAAAGTAATAACGCCTTTCTAGAATCATCATCTTTCTCTTGAAAGTCTTCATCGGTTACGTCATTCGCATTATCAAGAAGTTCCTGTTTTAATTCATCGAACATGTCGCTAATCGATTTAGCATTTTCAGAAACTAAATCTGATTGCTTCTTTATATTTTCAACTTTGTTAAAAAGTTTTTTTATTTCGGCTGGTTCTTTAATTTCTTGAAGCGTTTCGTTTAATGTCTTTACTAGTTCTTGTGGCAAAATGCTTGGTTCAAATTCTCGTTTAGTCTTTTTTTTTAATCGACTGATAGCAAACTTTTCAAACTGTTTTAATTCGTCTTGTACTGCCTTCTTAGCATCTTTTTTACTAGACGTATCCACTTTATCCTGTGTGGACGTTTTTGCTGCTTGTGGATTATCTTGTGGCTTGTTAATGACTTGCTGTTTGGCTTGCGCTTCATTGTTTTGTTTATTACCGCCTTGAGTAACACCTAATGCCAATAACTCCAATTGTGATTTAGTTTTCGCTTTAAAGTATTCAGCAGTAAGAGGAATAATGTCATTGCCAACTTGAATTATAGCAGGAACACCGTCCGGCATATTTGTCAGCGGTGGCATGCCGATTTTAGAACGAACCTCATCGATTGTTATGATTCCGGCTTTTGAATACTCGACATTCTTGGTAACTGAAATTGCAGCATCTTCTTGTTTTTCATCGATATACTTAAATTTAAGATGTTTGTATCCAAGTTCGTTTTGAATAATGTCCGTAAATCCATCAGCAAGGTAGCCTTCCAATGGTCCAAGCCCTATATCTGTTTGCTGTTGATCTTGTAACTGTCCTGTTGATCGATTCATCATCATGACAAACGCTTGTGGATTAACGCCATAAGAAACAGCGACCAATCTTGCAAGCCATTCATCAAGCTTTACATCATAGGTAAATGCCTTTGTGTCAATGTATTTACCTTTTGGCAAGAATTTAAGCTTCCAACGGTCACTTGATTCGCCTGACATAATGTCATTGTATAATTCCGAAAACTGTTCTATCTGATCTGGTGTCATATCTTCCTTGTCAAATGAATACAATCCACCGTCTGGCGTAGATCCTTTGGCATAGAAATCAAGTAAATGGTTATCACGTCTTAATGCTATATTAATCTTCATGAGTATTTGTTCTGTTGGTGCAAATCCATAAGGCGACCATGTTCGTGGGTATCGCGGTCTATAAATAATATCATCCACGGTAAATCCTAAACACTGATTATCACTACCATATGGAACACCATATATAATTTGCTGATATGCAGCATTAGGAGATAACGGCATACGACCATAAGCATCAATCAAGGGCTTGATTGTCTCACCGTTTACGTATTCTAGTGAATATAGCTTGCCGCTTCTTGTCCTGCGCTTATACAACGTACCTGCATCAATCTGCAAAATGTCTGTTAGATAAGGTTTCAACCAATCATTGAATAAATGGACCTTGTCCGGTTTCCAGAAGAATTGCTTGACAGCGTCAATATCTTCTTCATGATGTTCTCTATCGTTTTTATCTACCGCAACAATATCCCATTCGTCGCCTGTTACTTGGTCGATCATCATTTTCCAGCACATGGCTGTTATATCGTGAGTTTCGGCTAATCGTCTTAAAATTTGAAAGGGGGTTAATCTAGGATCTTCTGAGCGAGGATTTACAACTAAATTACGTCCGACCCTATATTGATATTGCCAAGGTGCTTTTCCTTGATTCATCGGGACTAGTGGCGTTCCTGGAGACCACATCTGACCGTCATTATAAACAGCAGTATTAATTTCTTTAGGATTGTTGTTGTTTGCTTTTTTGCTGTTATTTAATTGAGCTGTCATTGATGCGGCTTGGTCTGCCATACTGTATGCCAATGATGCAGCTTTTGCAGCTTTCTTTAATCGAGTTACAATTCCCATATTTTACCCCCTTTGCTAAAAATAAGCATAAAAAATAGCCACACAAAGGCGGCTATGTCGTTTCATATTTTTCTATATTAGTATTATACCATGTAAAATAAAGGGTTTGGGCATATGCTAAAAACATTTATTAAAAATTGCGATTCTTACTGTAGCATCAACCATTCCTTGCATCATCATATTCATGTATTGGCGCGATGGCACCGAGTCCCTGCCGTATCGATTATGAAACCATTCGGCGTAATGAGACTGCACATATGGAACCCACGAAGGGCGGCCACTATCTTTGTGAGTGGTAAGTTGTATTTGGTTTTCAGCATCGCGCCTAAGTTCTAAAAATTTTCTTGTTTTTTCTGACAGCGTTTGTTCTGCCATTTCAATTGACAAAATCCAGTTCTTTTTATTTTCTAGTTCAATAAGAGAAAAAGCTTTATTCATGCACGGATTGCCGACTGTTGTCCCGTGTGGCATACCATCTGAGTTAGCCGCACCAATCATAGAAATATTGTTTAACTGACTTGTGTATTGCCGTTGCAAATCATAAAATCCAATAATGTATTTTAACGCTTCACGATTTTGGCGTTTAATGTCTGTAATTTGTATCATAGTCAGCCTCCTATAATTTAAATTTAAATCCGTACGGTTTTAGCGACCGTTGTGCTCTTAGTTGTGCGCTTCTAACACCGCGACCACGTTTTTCTTTGACACCAAAAATACTTAAAATTTTAACCAGTATAAGCACCCAGATAAATCCGATGATCGCCATAGTAAACGCTCCTTTCAAAGATTCATATTAATATAAGCACTGTCTAACTCGCCTTGTGTGATTCCTAAATACCTTTGAGTTACCGCAATTGATGAATGGTTAAATATTTGCATGATGTAAGCAATATTAACACCTTTTTTTAACGCCCAATAGCCAAAAGTCTTTTTAAGACCGTGAGTGCCAAAGTTTTCAGCAAATCCAATCGTTTTAGCCGCTTCGCTAAGTATTCTCCATGCAGTTTGAGAAGTAATTGGCTTGTTTTTATCTTTTTTACCTGGGAATAACGTTCCACTGGTAATTCCCGAGTTTTTCAAATACGTGTCAATCGCTTCTCTACATGTTTTGCAAATAATAAACTGTCTTGACTTGCCTGTTTTATGTTCGCGTATAGCTACTCTATCCGTTTTAACATCTTCAGCCGTTAATTTGAGAAGATCAGATATACGAAGCCCTGTATTTATTCCCATTACAAATAATAAATAATCTCGTTCACCGTAATGCATCATCAAGTATTCTTTCATATCGTCAATTTGTTTCTTATCTTTCATTGGGCTTGTTACACATACCGAACCTTGTTTATTCATGTTAATCAACCTCGCTAACGTTATCTTTTAAACATATAATAACATTAGAATAGTGAGTTGTCAACGTTTTTCTTTCATTTTTTTCATCATTTCTATAAATGAATTTATGCTACCATCGCCTGTTATCATTTTGCCCCATTCGACGATACCTTCAGCAGCATCATCATGTTTATTTCCACCTGCTTTTTGAAAGCTCATAATCGCAAGGTAAAAGTCGGGCCAACGCTTCATCCAGTCTTTTGGCAAGTAAACATGTTTCATAACAAACGTTGCACCAGTAAGAATACGAGCCATCTTATTTTCGGATTGATGAAACCATGAAACGTTAATCTGTTTAGTTTTGTACTTCTCCCAAATAATACGTTCAACATTTCGAGCAAAGCCCTTACCACCGTTGTTAGATTCTATTTTTGCATGGTCAACTTTGTTTTCATAGATTCGTTTGGCTGTTTCTGGTTCCGTTATTGTCATTGGCTCTAAGGTGAAGTAAACATCTGTTATAAAGCCCTCACCGTCTTTGACGCCGCCACAAATATTAATTAAATAATCATCGCCACTATCGGCAGTATCGCAATAAGATATACGCTTTTCAATATTATCCGGAAGTTTGTCATAGGTTAATATCTGTTCAAACAATCTTCCTTTAACGTCAACTGGTTCTTGATAATAATTTGCCCTAAAAATATTCGGATCCATATTTTCTTTCAGCGTTTCAAAATCTTTCTGCGGTAAAATCCCTGGGCAAGTAAGATTGCCACCATATTCAACAGGTACCGCAAATTTAAACCAATCCGGACCCATTTTACCATCCATAATACGACCGCATAAATCCTTTGTATTCCAGCGTGTATGATTGATTATATCGATTGATCCTTCCCCGCCTTTTTCAGAACGAGAGAGGAAAGTTCCTGTGTACCAACTCCATATACCATCAAGCACACGCTCATTGTAAGATTCTTCTGCTGACTTAATTGGGTCGTCGATTATTGTGCAGTTGGACAAAAGTATTTCTCCAGCAAACATGTTGTGCGTATTTTCAACTTGGATGTCATAAACTGGCTGTTTTTCTGTACAATATCTTCTAATTTCAACAACGGTTTCTTTTTTAATTTGTGGATTCGTTGATGGCATGCTGAACATAATGTTGCCATGTTCTCCGGGACGTTGTTTGCAGTATTTTCGTCTAGATGGTGTAGCCTTAAGTCTGTTTTCCTTGTTAGCTTCCCAACTCTCATATATTCTGTTATCGTTTCCTTTTTCCCACACGCCACGCAAGCGAAACCATCTCTTTCGAACACAACTTTTCGCATTTCTCTGTATAGTTTTGCATAACTCTTGCCATCTTTGTAACTCGGGTTCCCTGATCCAACCATGGACCTTGAGTGCACAAGATTTGAGCATTTTTTCGAGCAATAAGTCACAGAACTGTTTGCAGGATGAAACTCTGTGCCACATATCGGACATATTATGTTGTGTAATCTTCGTGGATTTACATAATTTATTTTTCGGCATTCTAACGAACAATATTTTTTTGCATGACGTTCTAATCTTTTTCCGCAAACTATACAAAAATGGCTGTTTTTGATAGCATGATCTGCTTGAGAACATTCTAATGAGCAGTAATAGTCTACGTGTCCTCGCCTTATCGATTTGTCGTAATCGCATTTTTCTCTGACAAATTCTTTCCCGCATCGTTTGCAAATTAATTTTACAGATTTGTTTCTTATTTTTTGATAACAGTTTCTGCACGTCAACCCTCTTCCACCTTTCGGGTTTCCACAAATAACGCACGTTTTGTTCTTCTTGCTCTTCAATGGCATAAACTGTTTCGCCTTTTCTAAAACTGCTAACATCTCGATACGTTCCGTTTCCGGAATAAATTCGATGTTCGGGCGTGCATGTAATACTTTTTCCACCTGATGTGGTGATTTTAATAAATTCATTAGCATATGACTCCTTACTTACTTGAACTGACTCGTAAGATAGATTTTTATTTTCTATATCATATGATAACACTTTTATAGGTATGTTACAAGAACACATTAATTCTATTGGCACGTTTCCAATCTCAGTTTTTATAATGGTTCCCTCTGCTAAGCAATTTCCGCCCCTGCCAGTCAAAGTTCCTTCAAGACCTGCTCCAAGATAGTTAAAGAAACAACCGTCTAAAGCCCACTTCATAAACGAACTATTGCCCTTTGCCACCATCGTTTTAGGAAATATGTCAGAGAAAACAATATCCGCTGGCAGGTTCTTTTTCATCATGATTCCATCACGCACAAACCGGCTCATATCTGCTGCCAAGTCATTGTTGTATGACACGGTAATGATTTTGTTTTGGTTATCCTTGCCAAGAATCCAATCACAGAAATTTGTGAGCGTACGAGATTTACCGAAACGTGGGCTAATGTTTTGCATGAGGTTCGTATATACCCTGCCGTCAACAATTTTATCCCATTCGACTACATGATCTGGATACCATGATGGAACGTTTGGGCTGTGGCATAAATCCCAAAACAGTTTCTTTGTTAATCTACGTTCATATAGTGCCTGTAGTGTCTCACACATCAGCCACAAGTGCCAACGGTCTGACTTGTAGAAGTCTGGCGATACCATACAGCAAAATGCCCACAAGCTTTCTCTAGCCTTGCGAATATTAATTTCACGTTGGAGTACCAGCATTCGTGCTAAATCTTGTTGCATTGAACTTCAAACCTTCCATCGCGCCATATTTCAGCTACGTCCTCAGTTACTTCAAATTTGTCCATATCAATTTTATGGGATATATAAAATATCTTTTCCCATTGGTCTACTCTTAAAACAGAAACCGTCAACAATCCATCTCCACGCAAGTCCGTTTTTATGTTCCAGTTTATCCAACGTATCATTTTGTCATTTGGGTGTGGAAATAATTCGCTTTCATCTTTTAAAACAGGACAATTAGACATAAGAAATCTTTTTAATGCATCGTTTAGCAGTTTTTGTTCGTCTATACGTATTTCATCGTTTAGTTGAGCCATTGTTTTACCTAAAAAGCTTTTGAGTCTAATCATTTACTCACCTTCCTAATAAATAATTTCGTATGTGATAGTACAAAGTTGAAAATATAAATACAGGGGCTAAAGATTTATCGGCTAAAAACGAAACGTTAATATTGAACTGAGCTTCCATGCTCTTAAGTGTAGCCATAAAACTAGCCTCACCATACTGACTGTTGTATTTGTGAGAAAGTATGTCTCCATAGCCTCCTGCGGTGTTCTCGACCATAAGAAACAGTTTGGTATCTTTCTTGCGTAGAAGTTCAGAAACAAATCTATCCCGATCGTTAGAAAGGTTGTTTGACAATTCCGTAAGCGAGTTTTTGCGTTCGATACAAACCAAATCAGTAAAATATGTATCTCGCAATATTCCTAGTTCTAAATTCTTCGGCAACATACAAGAATAATCACCATAATCAAGTTTGTGCTGCTTATACTGGATTTTCTTTTTAATAAAATAATCTTCAACGTGTTTCCAGCTATTTTCCCTTGAATCCACAATAATCGTCATCGACGACAGCAGTTCTTTTAATTCGGCTGGTGTGTAGTGGTAATTCATTGGCACGGTTCCTTTCCGTAAAGGTCGTTGTGAGCCTTTATAGACAATTTGTTATTACAAACAGCTGCCCACCCCTTACAACCACGTTCACTGCATTGGCATGGTAGGGTTATAAAATTATCGTCGTATTCTTTTGTGGTTATATTGGAATTTTTACAGTATAGCTGTTCAAATTTATCCTTAGTCATTTATTTTTCACCGCTTTCATATTCAGCAACAATCTTTTTAGCTTCTTCATATTTTTTCTTGCGGTCCTGTTGTTTGCCAACTTCTAAATCGCTTTCATATTCCTTTATAAATTCATCAATATCTTTTTGCCTAAATGATGTATAGCGCAAAAATGAAGTTTTGAACGATGATTCAGCTGATAACAGATCAACCAGCATTTTTCTATTAACAGAATAATTTGATCTCTGTCTTCCTGCAAAAAAATCATCAACCAATACATATATACCGCCATCTTTTGTAATTACAACATAAGCATCATCATATCTTGATATGGTTGCCTTATAACTGATCTTTTTATTTTCGCCATTGTAAAATCCTTCAATGCAATGCAATTTCATTTATTCACACTTTCATAACTGGCAACAATTTTCTTTGCTTCTTCGTATCTATCTTTTTCATAGTCGTGAGAAGTGTTGTAAATTTTTAAAAAATCATCATAACTTTTATAACGAATGCAACCTTCTTTAAAGTTTTGCATATTGTACACAATAACACTGTTATCATCAATAAATGTAAGCATTACAGGATCTTTTATTTTTAAAAGTTGTTCTTCATAATCATTATTGGTTTTAACTCTAATATGATAATCATAAATAGATATCGCTGTTACATCTTTAATATTTTTCCTAATGCTATCTCTTTTAGCAATAATAAAAATATCTTTTCCTGCAAGCCGTGACTTAAAAGACATTATACCATTTTCAATATGTGGTTCCGTAACTTCATAATATCCATGCATTTTCATTTATCTTGCAGCTCCTTTTTTAATAAATTTTCGTGAGATAAAATAGCCATCAGCGGTATGGGTGAGAAGATTGTTTTCTCGCAAGTTTTTTAATAACTTATCAATTTTGTTATGAGTAAATTTTGTAATTCCCATCAAATCAACTCGTGTTAACGGTTTTTTTGTCCGAGAATGTACCAATCTTCCTGTTTTAAACTCAATACGCCCACTCATTGCCGTTAAAAATCCAATTTGCTGGTAAATATCGCCTACATAATCGCCACTATCAATTAATTTCTGCACCGCTGATTCCATAACCATGATGTAAGGTGGCTTTCCTCCGGTATAATCTCCTTTTTTAGCTGGTTTTTCCTTTTCCTTGTTATTAGATACCCAAAACATCTTTTTTTCTTCACCATCAACAGAAATATGCCACAATTCGGCAGCAGGTGCAATTTCCTTTGAGATAATAACACCACCGCCAAGATCAACAACGTTTATTTCTCCTAAGAGAAATCGCCTTAACTCGTTCACATCGTTCAATCACCTCAAAACATTTTTGTTTAACTATTGACAAATTAAAATCATTTGTTCTTTACTGCTTTTTAAAGTAGGCTTGCTTTACCCCAAACGAGGTAAAGGTAAAAAGCGGTTTGAGACCATATGGTATATAGGCGCACTGGCATTTCGTCTTGTAAATTCCTTAAGTACTAGTTTTGTGGCTTAACTATTTTATTCGTAATATCGACCTGTTTCAATCTCCATCATCAAATTGATTCCGAGTGAATAAGAGCTCAATAAGAGAGATATTCCAGAAATTAATAATGACAAATCAAATTCATTGTAACATAAAACAAATGCGTAAACGGCAGCAGCGATACAGCCAATAATTAAAGCAAGTAAAACCAATTTCATCATAATAATTTTCCTTTCGCGTTTAGATTTTTAAAAATAATTTTTCGTTTGTGAATGCCGATTTATCCATAATTAGTATTTTATCTTTTTCTAGCCATGAGTTAGCGGCATATTCATATTCTGGGAATAATGTCTTAATTAAATCCATTGATGATTGATGAATAGAATGATACATAATTATTTTATTGCTGACAAGATTATTTTGGATAGATGTTAATTTTTCAATTAATGAATTGTTATCCATAAATTTCCAAACACCTTTCATTTTTAAAATATATTGAACGACTGAGCGGCTGCCTTTTTCTCCTAGATTCTGGAAATATTAGGGGTGGGGTGGACCTGATGGTCTTTTTACCGCAATACAACCCTCCATCCATGCATATCTTAACTTATACATAAAAGATGATATTAGAAT